GCTCCGCACTCATGGACCGGGCAGGAAACCACACCGACTGTGAGCTGGACGAGCTGGGCGCGAGGAGGTATAGCATGGCCGGCGCAACACTGCATGTGTCAAGTGGCTGTGCTGTCATGATGGTTGGAGGAACACTGGTGGCACTATCAACTTCTGACCTGCAGAGAGTCAGGCAGTTCCTGCATGGGTGCGCCGCGGGCCTGTATGCGACCGTAGCCCAGGCAGTCATATCACCAGGCAGGACCAGGGGGATTGCCAACAGTGTGGCCGCGATCTATGAAGCTCAGGTATCCCGGCTACTGCGCGGAGCCCAGGCAGTCAAGCTCGGCGACGAGGTGCTGGTATGCAAGGGTTTCAAGAGGGCCTTCGGCGCATACCTCGGCGAGCTGGCCGGCCCGCTGTGCAAGACAGAGACAGATGCGCTGTGGCTGGAGGCTCATGGCACATGTGGGACTGGGGTGCTAGACCTGGACGGGTGGGTGCAAGACATCAGGGGCCTGACACCGGGGACCGCATTCAACCTGGGCAAGATATACAAGCTGTGCCCCGCCCCGGACACATCCCCTGGACTGACCATGCTGGAGCGACACGAGATGATCTGTAACCGCAACACAATGGATGGCGAGTACGTCACACGGTTCAAGGACGAGCTGAGATCCCAGATACTGCGTGCATACATCCAGACGCCCGGTGTCAAGCTGAAGCCTAGAGGGGCCAAGCCAGTGTGGTACAGCAACTACTTGCACAAGGAATGGGATAGTGTACCATCCAACGAGATCCACGAGGCACTGGCATGGGAAGGCACTGCAGTAATGCCGGAGCGGGACCCCCTCGATGCCAGCTGCTGGAAGGATAGCGGGCTCGGCTTTGACACGATGGAAGAGGCAATGTCACCGTCGAGGCTGCAGTATAAGTCCAATATGCTGACCAGAATGATTTTCGACCCATTCCTGCCGATGCCGGGCGTGAGGCATAGCGGGCACTTGCACGACCACCGGGTTGACATCAAGCCCGAGGGTCACAAGGATCCCGCTAGAGCGATCTACTCTGGCAACCTGCCGGACAGGCTCAACCAGTCGTGGATGGAGGCAGCAGTGCACCAGGTAGCCGTGCATCACCCATCCTACATGTTGGGAGTAGACAGCCGCAAGAGGGACGAGCGTACACGCATGATAGTGGACCGCACAATAGACCCATTCTTGGTCCACTTCTACTACAGCTTCGACGTGTCTGGCTGGTCCCCTAAGATGCCGCACGAGGCGCAAAGGATATCGCACGAGCTGTGGGCCGAATTGTACAACGAGGATCTATTCCGGGGTGCTCACAGGATCAATGAGTCGGCTCGAGTCTACATGAACAAGGGGGGCTACCAGGCGTGGTACATCAACAACGGAGCCAATTTTGAGGGGTACAACGGAAAGGAGATGACCATGGTGCTCGTGGCGCTCCTAGCACTCTCAGTTAGGGAATGGCGGAGCGACATAGTTACAGCTGGGCTTGCCACACGAGCTGATGCCAGGAAGATGTCGGCGGGACTGCTTGCATACATCGACGATGGTCTGGCAAAGCTCACCTTGCCGAGGGACCGTGCAGGGCTGCTCGCGCACATGTTCAAGACGGCCTGCGAGCGGACATTCAGGAAGTGCGGCTATGACATCGAGCCATCCAAGTGCTATCCTAGTGACCGGTTTGCCATATTCTTGAATGAGCCGTATCTGGCCGGAAGGCACATCGCGCATGGAACTCGCGCTGCAACCACACTGTCGTCGGAGGCCATGGAAGAGCACAACAGCTTGCCACAGAGGTTAGCGGCACTGGCTGGCGGTGCCCGAGGCGCAGTCATGGCTGGGCTCGATGCTGCTGTGGGGCAGGTGCTGCTGTCATACCTCTGCTACCACGAGATCACCAGGTGGGTGAGCAGAGTAGATCCAGTCCTTGCGGCAGTCTGGTCTGTTATGCCCAGAGCTTGGGGTGGACACGGGATACCGTCCGCCATGCAGCTAGGAACCTCTGGTGGCGGTGCGGCACTCGAGGAGGGTGTGAGGAACATGCAGTGCGCGGCATCACAGGGGGAGGCCATGAGGAGTATTTTCCTGAAGCGAGCACGAGGCAGCCTGGAGGACAGAACCCCGACCATGATGTTGATGGCACCGCTTGGTGGCAGCATACGTACAGCCAGCATGCCGGAGTCGCATGTGCCTGCCAAGTTGAGGACTGGGCTGATCTCGCTGCGCAACAAGATGGTGTTGTCGCCTCTGGCCCGCAGGTTCCTGCTGCTAGCGTCTGGGGACGAGCTCGACGCATTCGCAAAATCTGTAGTGCCGTCCGAGGAGGGCCAAGTGATCCAGGAAGTGGTGCTGCTGGAAGTCAGGGACGTTATGCCATCCACCATCTTTAGCACGTTTGTCCGTCGACTCGAGAAATCCTCCACGATTTTCAGAGTGCTTGGCAGCAGGGGAGTGAGGGACATCATCAAGGCCAACGAAGCAGACGCGTTACGGTCATATGCCGCTCTGCTTACATTAACGCAAATATAACCAGCTCATACGGCTGTCGTACCGTACAGAGAGTTGCTGTCTTACAGCACAAGGGGGTATAATAACACCTCTTAGTGGTAGTATTATAAAGCGATTATTTCTTTTGTTGTG